ATCATAAACACCCTCATTGATATATTGTCTAACTTCGTCTAAAGTTTTTTTCATTATCCTTTTACCCAATCTTTAGCAATCGTAAAGTTTGCTCTACTAAATTCTAATCTATCTACAAGTTTAATTGCACCTGCCTTTTTATCTACTGCAACAAATCCTTCTGGATTAGTTACTTTGTAACCATTAGGTGTTCTAATGAAGTGACCGATACTTTGTATCTGTGATAGTTTTTGTATTAAAAAATTCTTTGCATTACCTAAACTCACGTGACTCGCAATAGCAAAATACAATGCACTTCTATTTTTATCTATAAAACTTAAACCTTCTTCTTTTGCTTTAATATATTTCTCTTTACCTTTAGCAGTTTTTCTATCAGAAATTTCTGCTTTTAAAATTTGTTCATAATATTCTCTAAACATATCTTGTAAAGTTTTAACTTTTGCCATAGAGTCGCCTTGACTATTTCTTATGTAGTGATTGAAAAAAGATTTTAGTCTAAACCCTACTGATAAAGGATCATTTGATTTCATAACATTTAATAATGGTGCTGCCTTTGATAAAGAACCTTCTGCCATTCTTATTAGTCCGTCAAACCTAGATAACTCTCCAGATGTAAATGTAGATGAACCAGATGTATCTGTATAACCTGCACTTGCTAAATAGACTGCCGTTGAACCTGTCTTACCACTAACAGTACCAAACCCAGCACCTAAAGATGACATAGTTTTACCTGTGTAGTAAGTATGAAATACAATACCTAATCTTGCTCTACTAATCTTTCTACCTAAAGCAGAGTTTGTTGGTACTGCATATGTAATAGTGTTAGGTGTAAAAGTTATCATTCTTTCACCATCTATGTTTGCTAATTTAGTATCGCCTTTTGTAAATAGTAAATCGCCTTGATAGATACCTGTAATACCTAATCTCTTTAATTCTTTTAAACAAACATTTAATTTTTGTGCAACAGGACCAGAGTGATTACTCGCAATGTCGCCAGGTGTGTAATTGATTTTAGGTGTTTTATTGAAGACTGATTTTGTACCGACAAAGAATTTGCCGTTCTCAGGATTTCTACCTGCAACAATAGCAGGAGCGCCGTCCCACTTAACAGACATATTAACTCGTCCACTAGCAGACCCAGCTAGCATATTTCTAACTGACTTTAAAAAACTTACTGCGTTACGACCACCATCTGAACCACGATTAATTATATCGTCTTCTAGGTGTTCTAGGTGCGTATTCTTTTCTGTGGTAATAAAACCTTTAAAACTAAACATATTCCTCTCATTGTTTCCATCAATATAATATTCACATTTTCCATATAAATCAACTACTACTATTTATAATACTTTATCTCTAGTATATCTTAATAAAGAAGCCGTTAGTATCACTTATTTTTTTAGCACCGTTTATCATCTTATTCATAATACTAGATAAATCTTTTTTATTTTTTACAAAAAAGTTCATTATTTTTAAACCTTGAATCTTCATAACCATATTTTCAGCAATATCCATATTAGATTTTGCAACAGCTATTATTCCAACAAACTCTTTATAACTTAATTTTTTTTGATTATTAACTTTTTGATCTTTAATAACGGTTTCATACATTTTATAAGTTTCTTTACATTTAATTTCATCAAAATCTGAAAATGGTTTAGGTGTACCAAAATATCTTATACTATTAATTCTAGCATCCTTGTATTGACTCATAACACTATCAATTACTTTTGTAGGAATCTTTCCTAGACGACCTCCTGATGGTGTACCATCGGATGTAATTTCAGTTTGTGCAGTACCATAACCGTGAGGAAATCCTCTAACTTGTAAATTAATTTGTTTCTTTGTGTCTTTATTTAAAAAGGTAAATAAGCCTATTTCTTTACCTTCGGTAGTCAAGTTACAATTAAATTTTGCTATTTCAATATCGTAATCTGACACCTTAATTTGACCTGGTACATTTGTATAATCTATGGATGGTTTTTCTGTAACTAACTGTTTAAGAGAAATCGGATACAGAATTTTTTTCTTATAAAATTTATACAATTTATCATTAAACATATTAACTAATCCATCTGAAATGTCATAAGTTTCTATTACTTTTTTAAGATCGTTAATTATTTTCACTCTCGCATTTTTACTAATTATATAAACATCTGCTGGGTTCCAAGAATCTTGTTTTGAGATATTTGCTTTATTTAAAAATGCTTTAATAGTAGATCCAAAATTTGAGTTATCTGTAGCGTCGTGGATAATATCAAAGTTAGTTAAAGATCCTACAATTTTTTTAACTGCTGGTCGTGTGTATTGAAATGTGTCATACCAAGCAGCAAAAGCTTCTGGATTATCTTTGAATACAGATTGTCCAGTATCTTTAGCAGTTTTAATATCTTTTTTCAAAGACATTACGGTAGCTAACTCACCTGCGTCTGCTAGTTTTTTACCTAAAGCGTTCCTTGATTGACCACCCATACCTGAGAATGGAGCCTTATCAATATCTACAAATGAAAAATATTTTTTACCTTCATTGAATATAGAAGCGTACTTATTGTTAGGATAAAGTATCCTACTATATTTTTGAAATTCTGTTTGTACTTTTTCTAAACTATCAATATCTTTAGTTCTTTTAAACAAGTAAGACTTGCCATCTTTTACTTTAATCTTCGTGCCTTTTTTAATTTTAGCTACGATAGATATGATATATTTTGATTTAGGTAAATCTGCTTTACTGAATAATGCCATAAGTTCTCTCTTATAACATATTTATAACAATTGTCAAGCCTTATTTTTAAGTCTTATTAGTCCAGAACATTTTAGGTATACCACCAGAGAGTTTCCATACTTGATTCTTATTTTGAAAGTCTGCTATTTTCCTTGCGTCTTCTTCAAAAAAGTATTCAGCAATAGTATTCTTTGTCGGTTGTTCTATTACTTGCCATAATATCTTACGACCTCTTTTTTTCATCTTAACTTTATAAGATAGTTCACCATACTCTTTATCTGATTTAGGTTTTCTATCGCCTCTATGAAATCTTACTTTTTGTTTTTTTGGCATAATTATACTTTGAAATCAGAAAACTTATCGTAAGGATTCTGTTTCACTTCTACTTTCGGTTGTCCACTATCTACTATGTTTTGTGCGTTGTTATCTACATCATACAGTTTCATCTTTGCCCTATCAACACCTATGATAAATGATCTATTAATACCTGGATCATTATATCTATTCTTTAACTGTTTGACTTTCATTTGACCTAACTGATCTAGTTCTTCATTTGTTTGTAAAGCAAACATAAAGTCGGCAGTAGCAGGTAAACCAAAAGACTCTGCCGTATCTTCTAAACCAATATCAGTTGAAACAAATCCTGTTCTCGTTGTTTGTGTTGCACTAAAGATTGGCACATTAAACTCAACAGCAAGACCTCTTAATTCTTCAGCAATTGCCTTGATAAAGAAATATGATCCTACATTACCACCTTTAAATCTAGCACTAGTACAAATATTTAAGTAGTCAATGAAAACAACATCTGGTCTAAAACTTTTCTTCAATGCTAATTCATTAAACAATGATCTGAAATGACCACTATGAGCAGACGCAGTTGGATATTCTTTAATAATTAATTGACCACTAGTTTTGTTTTTTACTTTTTCTATTTTAGAATCATACAAGTCTTTCGGTAATAAGTGTAAATCATCTATTGTTGTATCTAATAAGTTTGCGTCAATTCTTTCAGCAATTCTTTCTTCAGCCATTTCTAAAGTAATATACAATACATTCAAACCTTGTGCCAAGTAAGCACTAGCACAATGACACATAAACAAAGACTTACCTACACCTGTACCTGCAAGAGCAATGTTTAATGTTTTACTTGGTACACCACCTTTTGTAATTCTATTAAAATAATCTAAATCAAATTGATATTTTTTTTCTCTAGTATGATAAAAAGCAAATCTTTCATCTGCGTCATTGATGTAATCGTGACCGATATGATTATCAAAACTTACTGCCAATGCGTCAGCGAGAATACTAGGTATCGCCTCTTGTGTTCTTAACTTGTCTTTACCATCTAAAATTTTGATACCATCTAATACTGCGTTATGAACAGCACGATCTTTACAAAACTTTTCAGTTGTATCTAACAGCCATTGTTGATCTATCTTTTCAGGATTTAATGTTGATACTAAATCTTTTACTAGTTTAACTTCGGTATCGTTTATGTCTTTACGATTACCTAGTTCTATTAATATTGCTTCTTTTGATGGTAGATTTTTATACTTCATTACAAAAGAATTAATCTCTTGGAATAAAATCTGTTCTTCTCTTTTTGTAAAATATATTTCGTTT